TTCGACCATCGTACGGAATTGCTTCGTAATTGAAAGCGGTCTTACCACCTGAACGCGGGCTTCAGCAGTTGCGCTTGCGCCCTCTCCGGCCAGATAACGCTCTTCTAATCGATAGTTAATGGTTTGACCGGTTGCAAATTTTAGGTTTTTGAAATCGCCCTCAAGGTTTCTATTAGCGGTACGAGCAAAAGATAAAGAGTTCCAGAAACGTACAAACACGTCATCCAGAACATATTGGGTTTCACGAAAAACGTTAGCCATGATGTTATTCTCCGAACAAATTAATATTAAACACCCAGGATTGGGCACCTAGTTTCATTTGTCCGGCGGACGACAATAATTACACGCCATTTTTAAGGGTGGCTGATGGAGGCCAATACGCATCAATTGCATTAATATTAGTCTATAGTGACCAAAAATGTCAATTAACGCTTACCTATACGCAACCGCTTTAATTTGCGGGCATCAGACTGAGCAATAAGCTCCTCAATGCTTGGCTCTTTTTCATCTTTGTGGGTAGACAGATGACCGTCTCCAGTTGTCGGTGAAATAGGTCGAGGCGCGTTTGTCATCGGACGAGACTTTTTCATGCGTTCTTCTAGGCGTCCCATTTCCACCATTTGCGCGTAAGGGTCATTTAAACGAGAGATTCGCTGCAATTCCTCTGGGTGTCGTTTGCTAGCTGCATACAGGAACGCGGCCGGGTCGTTCATGGAGCGCGTTGCCATGGTCATGGCATCGGTAATAGGCTGAGAGGCCACCACTTCCCGAAAGTCTTTGAATTTGCCCATGCTTTGAGCAAATTTCTCCTCAAATTCGGCCTGCGCTTGCTGTTCTCTTAATTGTTGTGCTCGTGTCTGTTCTTCTTGAATGGTTTCTTGATAGGTTTGTTTCACGAACTGCTTTAATTGCTGTTGCCAATCTCCTTGCGCATTAGGGTCGTACTCAAAGTTTTGTTCCGCATGCTGCGCTTGTTGAGGCGTTAAGTTGTCGTTTTTTTGCATACGAGCCAATCTATCGCGCACCGCACGATTAATGCGCTCGTTGACTTCCTCCTCGGTGTACATTTTTGACTCAGACGGCTCTACCGGGTTGCCGTATTCATCTTGATGGGCCTCTGGTTCTTTGGGCGCATCTTCCGATTCTTCCCTGGCAAGCGCGTCTACTATAGGCTCCTCGTCATATTCCGTAGTCATCTCGTCGATTGCCTTATCTTCCGGTGCTTGCGGAAGATGTGCGTTTGCTAATACCTCATCAATACTGCTTGTTTCAGTTGCCATAATTTCCCCTCTTTTTATTGTATTTTATGCGTAAGAATTTTAGTAATGTTATCGGCATGCGCTATGGCCGCATCGCTATTGGTGCGATGGGTTTCAGCAAGATATCTAAGTTTTTGTTCTTCGAGCTGCGCTGCAACTTCTAATCGTTCAGTTTCAAGTCGCGCCATTTCCCGCTCAGTTTCTGCTTGTTGTTTTTGCGCTTTAAGCACTAATTCTTGTTGTTTTAATTCAAGCTCTTGTGCTTTTGCCTGCATTTCCATCTGTGCCATTTGTTGCTGCATGATCATCGCTTGCTGTTCAGGTGATGGCTGATTTGATTGGTCTTGAGGAAGCTTTCCAGTCTTTCCTGCCTCAATAATTTGAGGTGGCACAATCGTTTTAAGACGGTTCTTAATCTCGATTGTATTTGGAAGTGGTAAGTTTTCAGCGTACAAATCCGCGAATAGATTGAGTAATTGCGGATTGGCCTGAAGAACCATGTTAAGGGATTCTAATGCTTGCGCCTTCTGTCCTTCATAACTTGGGCCGGCAATTAATCGCACTTCATAGGTTCCTTGACGAATATCATTTTCTATAATTTCTCCATACTCGTCGGCTTGTCGATTAATAACGAGCGTCTTTTGCCCTTCATCAGGCGTCATTAATGAAATTGTTCTTTCGGCATCATAAACCACGGGAATCATTTCGTTAACAATTTGACCGCCTGCTGTAATCGCCATGTTAATCGCATTAAAGAACGTAAAAGTTGCATAACTTCCTTGGCGTGTTCGAGCATCAATCGCGGCTCCAGACACCTCATTCCCTTGCTCGCCCAATCGTGTTGGATAAAGTCCCGTAGAAGTATATAAGTCATTCATTGCTCGCTCATATTGTGTAAGCAATGATTGGGATAGCTCAGGAGGCCGCGTTTGTTGAGGCACAACACCCCCGGGAGATTCATCAAAAGTAAGCATGCCTTGAACGGATAATGGGTCACGCCATACTTGCGCGGTGTCATTACTAGATACGTTTTTCTTGCTGCCAATCCACTGGTCGTATCGACTTACTTTAAGCATATACGCTGATTGGGTTCCTAAATAATTCAGATATCTCTGAGCGTCTTTGGCGTCTTCAAAAAATGACTTGGTAATTTGCTTCCCATTTTTATCGTAATAGCTTTTGCTCGATAAAAAGATTAATGGTAGGTTTTCCGCTGGAAACACCGTATCTTCAAGAATATAGTCACCTGCAAGCTTATAATAATGAATAATACTTTTCTTAATTGAGCGACTATCTACAATACGAACAGGCTCGCCACGGTCATAGAGCGTCATTACATCTTCTGAAGCACTAACAATTTCTTGCGCAGCTCCGCTAACATCGCCTTCGCCTTCATCAATTCCAGCCCCCAACCCCATCATCATTTCAAGCTGGAGAACATGTTCCCGGGACTTTTCCACCAGGTTGTCCATTTCTTCTTGATTGTAAATGCTACCGTTCGATAACTTGTATAACGTATCTTTTTTGAATTTCCGCTCATAATGATGTTGAATCGTAATGCCGTCATCGTCCACCCATGAAAACGGTTCACCTTGACCGTTCGTATCAGTGGCGAGAGCGACTTCTTCCGCCGGGGCGGAAATACCATCAATATGAGTTATTTTTTCTTCCAAATCGCGCCCAAACACCTCGCGAAACTTAAGACGCGTCATCCGAGATAAATAGCCGCACACCATCCCGTCAATTTTATTGCGATGTTCCGCGCCAACATCCCAATAACAAAGCGTTGCGTCTTTGAAGTAGCGCGCCACAATATCTACGTCAAACGACTTCTTATGTGCATAAGCGGTATCCCACAAAAACGCGCCAAAACCACCGATAGCATCTTGGGCGGCGGCCACTTGATAAGCTGTTTTTGCACCAGAGCTAAATATTAAGTCTTTAACGATAAGCTCCCGCAGATGAGCAGTTTCTTCGTCGCAGTTCTCCATGGGTATAACCTGAAGTTGCGGCGTATTTTGCTGCTGCTCGCCCAATAGATTATTGGCTAACGTACCAAGCTTGTTAAAAGTTAGCGGAACTTTTTTGTATGTTTTGAGCATGTTCTGTTCTTCGTCTTCCCATTGTTTCCCAAGAACAAACTCATGCATTTGGTGATAGTTATTGATGTTGTACTGCCAGTATTGACGCCATTTTTCAGCCGCGATTCTGGCGCGCTTTGCAACTCTCACTGCTTTTTTGACCATGTTTGTCAATCCTTGTTAACAATTAGTCAATTGTGACACAAAACGTCACTTCAAGTGAACATGCTGTTGAAATTTGGCGGTGCTTTAGGGGTTTGATAAGTGGATTCCCCGACATGTTGCCCATAAGCGAATGTCAGCATTAAGCTGTCTGCTTTGTCGGGACTCCGCATGCCGCGTTTCTTTGCTTCCTCTTTGCTTTCAATAAGCAATCTGCCATTACTGTTGTATTTGTATCCAAGACCGCATAATTCTTTTTGCAGCTCAGGGTCGTCTGGAATGTCCACGTCCATATCCTGATTAAACCAGTCCCGCATTTCACTCCATAATTCAGCGCGCAAGTTAGCAAATCGGTCTTTGTTGTTAGCCGAACGCGCCACATTGATGCCCTCTACACACGCATATCCCATTTCTTGTAAGCGGTCTACAACGCCGGCACCCAGTCCAATACAATCAATAAAAACCTTGTGTGGTCGCTCCGTATCGATTATGTGTTTTATTTTTCCGACAAGTTCCATGGTGTTTAAACCTTGAAACGTTTCTAGCTTGCAGGCTTTTCGGCCGCGTCTTCTAATAACCGCCGACCGGTCGATACCGCTTCGAGCAGGGTCAACGCCAATAATCAGGGCGGCTTCCGATTCGATATCGTTTTTTCTGGCGCGCTGTACCGGGTCAACTGTAATAAAAGTATCGGTG